AGGCAAGTCTTTTGACCACACAATTACTTATACAAAAAAGACGTCCCCTAGTTACAACGTTGCCACTGGGGCGTTGACGACAACCGACACGACATATTCAATCGAAGTACCGCTTGAGTTTATTGCTTCTGAAGAAGAGGAAGGCCGCGAAGAGCGGCAAGCTCGCCTCTACATAACACCCGATTTAATCGGAGATAACCAGCCAACCTTTGAAGACACAATCACCCTGACATACGCAGGCACTAGCTGCGTTTCACAAATAACCGACATCCGCACATTCAAGGGCGGTCAGGAGTACATGTTCATCCTGCTGGTACGTTTCTGATGGGCAAACTTGCAAAACAAATAGAACAGCAAATTGAAGCTGATTTAGATGAAGCATTTACAGCATTTGTAAAATTTGTATGGTTAGAACTTTCTACAGAGGTAGTTAGTCCTGCTTACACGGGATTTTTTGCGTCTAGCTGGAAAGTGAGTAATACGCGCCCACGCCCCAAAGACGAGGTAGAAAATTTTGCGCCTTGGAGCCAAATAAAAAAAGATAAAGCCAAATTAGGCCCTGCTCACCGGGCAATTTCTCCAAAAGTTGAGCCTCGCTTTGATCTTCCTAGCTTTACGAGCAGCGACACCGTTTATATAGGAAACACAGCAAAGTACGCCCGTTACGCGTTACAACGGCCTAGCGGCATCGTTCCGTTTTTATACAAGGCCGAAGCAGGCGCAAAACTATTTTTCGGGGCAAAGCCTGGTGTGTCGCTTAGAGTCTCTGGTAAAGGCACTGAGCGCGGCGCTCGTTACCAGGGAGTTGTATGAGTCTTGTATCTTCTCGCGCTGCTTTTGAAAAAGCAGTTACTGACGCGGTAACCGCAGCCGATAACACCGTTTCAATGGTGTATGACAATGTGAGGTTTACGACGCCCGGTAAAAATAAAAAGTATGTGATTATGTCAGTCACGTACAACCAAACAACGATTCAGACGCATGGCGCTTCATCCGACTTTTATGTGGGTGTTGTTCAATGCAGCATCTACACACCAAAATCTGCGGGTACGTCTACCTTCTCCGCCATTGGTGAGTCCATAATCGACGGCCTTACGGCTGTAAACGCTTCGGACTACACAGACACGTTTAACTGCAAGCCTCGTGTACTTGAAGTGTCCGGCCCGATTCCATTGGAAATTGAGGACAGGTCGCACTTTATCGGGCTTGTATCTTGCCAATTCAGCGCAGTAGCGTAGAGTGTTACTGAAATAAATTGTGCTCTTTATGCGAGCTGTTGAACTACTGCGTAACAAGTTCGGTGTAAGCCAGCTTTACAGCTACGACGTTAAGGCTGACGACGAAGTTATTTTCACAGTCTTTTGGCACCCTCTGACCATCGCAGAGCGCGAGTCGATCCAGAAAAAAGTGGGATCTGACGATGCAAACGATTTTGCCCTTGGTTTGATGGTTGAAAAAGCCTTAGACCAAGAAGGCAAGCGGTTGTTTCAAGACGGCGAAAAAGCTGCCCTAAAGAACGCTGTAGACGCCTCTATTCTCCAAGAAATTCAGCTAGCCATGTTGACTTCTGGAGCGGAGAACAAAGTGGAGGACGCTAAAGCAGACTTGAAAAGCAAATCCTGACTGGATATTTCTGTTTCATGTTGCAAAAGAGCTGGGTATGACGGTGACCCGGCTCTGCCAAGAGCTGACAGTCGAAGAGATGACAGCGTGGGCTGCCTTTTTCGAGATAAAAGGGGAGGAAGAGGAAAAAGCCATGGAGCGGGCAAAGATGTCCGCGAAGGCGCAGTCTACGGGCAGGCGCTAGGATTAGGCATAGTCCTGGCGCGGCGCTGTGGTACAAGACATCTCACTTGCCGTAAAGGTAGATAAAAGGCAGGTAAAAGATCTCAGTAAGCGCATCGCTGAGGTAGAGAAGCAAGTAGGTGCGCTAAATAAAGTAAAGGTAACTTTAGATACTACAAAAGCGGTACAGAATATTGAGCGTTTAGCTCAATCTATCCGCAGTGCAGAAAAAATAAGCAACAGGTTTTTTGGTGGCAACGAGATAAGAAAAGGTTTAGGAGCGTTTAGTAATAGTATCGCTAAAGCTCGTTCAGAATTAGCTGATGTTAGATCACTTTTTGATCAAACAAGCAACGGGGCGGAGCGAACTAAGCAAGCTGTTCAGCTCCTAGTCGGTCAGTTTAAAAATTTATCTTCAGAAGGTCGGGCTTTTGCAAAAGGTGGGGCAAACATCTTTGAAACAAAAGGTTTTACAAATTTAAATGCTAGATTAAAACCTCTTAGAGATTTACCTAGAAGTCTTGCGGGTGTAGGAGAGGAGTTAAAAGAAATACAGTTTCTTCTTGATTTTGCTGTTGCGGGTAGCAAAGAATTTAAAACTTTAATTCATGCCCAGAACCGGGCACTTGAAACACAAAGGTTAATTAGAGAGCAAATTAAACGAGCGTCTGGGCCTATGCCTGCTGACCCGTTTGGCACAAAAGTTCCTCTACTCCCCGCAGCAGGGCAAACGTCCGGCACATTCACAATTCAAGAGCGAAATACTAAAGCCGCGCAACAAGGCGTAAAAGCAGCCGAAGACAAATTAAGAATAGAAAAATTTATCTCTAAAGAAAATACTAATCAAGCCCGAACAACCCGTGCAGCTGCAAAAGAGCGCCTTAACAACATCAGAAAAATTAGACGGAAGAGGCAGGGTAAACAGTTAAATGACCAGTTACTAGGGGCAGGCTTTCCGCTTTTATTTGGAGGCGGGGCAGGGTCTATAGGCGGGAGCCTATTAGGAGGGGCACTAGGCGCTCCTTTTGGCGCGACCTTCGGTGGACAGATATTCGGAAGTGCTATCGGTCAGCAGTTAGAGCAAAGCGTAACTAAAGCGCTTGAATTAGGAGAAATAACAAAAAATATAAATCTCGATGGTTTACGTGAAGCAGGAATTGCAGTAAATGCAGAATTTGAGATAGCTATTAACAAACTTGAGCGTCTGGGCAGGTTATCTGAAGCCCAGAACATGGTTTCTGAAAAAGTAAGACAGACCACCGGCTTAAGCGGTAAAAGCTTGGAAGGGCTTAAAGCCATCTTTGACGCCCTGGGGCGCGTAAGTATGCAGTTTGTGCAAAGTTTTGGGGCACTGGTAGGTACTCTTTTGGTGCCCCTTGTTGTTGGGCTTACAGGTGCCCTTGAAACATTGCTTTTACCCTTAAAACTTATAAATGGGTTTTTTGAGCTTATTGCTGCAGGTGTTAGAAATGTGGGTAAAGCTTTTGGTGTTACAAAATCAGCATCAGAGATTTTAGGCGGTGTAAACGAAAAATTAGAAGAAGCAAAGGTAAAAGTGGAAGAGCTAGGACGTGCAATTAAAGAAGAACTTATTAGAAGCACTGAAGATTTAAACCTTGAAAAACAAATTACACTCGGTTTAACATCTGCGGATCGCCTTACTAACATTGATGTAGCTTTACAGCAACAAGAAACACAAATAAAGAGAAAATACCAGCCTAGGTTTGACGAATTATTTAAACTTGGAGGCGGAGACGGGAGCGGAGCATTTGTACTGGATCAACTTGCGGGTTTAAGTCAGTTACAAGAAAACGATAAAATTACAGCGCGAATTAGAGCAAATCGAAAAAGCGAAAAAGAGACTATAGGACAGACTTTAAGGCTTACCAAAAGCTCATTAGCCGTAGATAAAGCTAGGTTAGCTTTAGACAAACAGACCGTACAAGAATTTACAAAAATTTTAAGCCTATCTGCAAACGAAACAGAGTTGTTAGAGCTGAAAAAAGCTGAAAACAAAGTTCTTTTTGACATAGACAAGAAAAAACTAGAAATTAAATTAAAAGAACAACTAGCCGATGTTCGTAATAGCGATATACGTGACGACCTTATAGCTTTAAACAACATAGAACTTACTCAATTAACGTCTAAATTTAACCTAGAGCAAGATTTAACAAAAGAACGTGAAAGACAGTTGAAAGTAGCGTTAGCTAATCAAGACTTGGCTAATAAAGACGCTTTAGCGATTCAAAAATTTGAAGGCGGTGTCAGGCTAAGAGAGCAAGAATTAGCTGTAAACCCCGCGTTTATGGGACCTTTTGGCGGGTCAATGACTACCGAAGTTTTAGGTAATCTTCGCATTGAGCAAGAGCTATTAAAGCAAAACGCCGCAATAAGAGCAGCCGAAAGAACAGCTGCAGAGAGTAAAAAAGAATCTGATATAAAAGCGGTGAAACAGCTTAAACGACAAAGAGACGCATATTTACAAATAGAAACAGCTGTTTTAAGTGCAACTGTATTCCAAGAAAAATACAACGAAGCACTCGCTTTAACTACTCCAGTTGTTGATAGTTTGTTTGATAGCTTACAAGCTGTTGCTGAAGGAACGAAAACAGCAGAGCAAGCCTTTGCTGACTTCCTAAGAAGCATCGCAGACATGCTGATGCAAGCAGCTAAGCAAATGATCGCCCAATACATAGCGATCGGTATCGCCCGCATGTTTGCCGGGATGGGCGGGACTGTAGGGGACGGCGGTACAGGGGCATTGGCCAAAACAAAGACAAACTTTTTTGGTCCTTCTATGGAAGTGTTCAGCCGGGGTTATGTCGGAGGCAAAGCTCTTGGCGGCTCAGTTTCCGGCAATCGGCCTTACTTGGTCGGAGAGCGTGGGCCTGAGCTGTTCGTTCCAGGGGCGCAAGGCAACATCGTTTCAAACGACGCCATGGGTAGCACCAGTGTTGTTGTCAACGTCGATGCGTCTGGAACGGAAGTTCAGGGCAACCAAGGTAACGCGGATCAGCTTGGCCGCTTGATTGGGCAGGCAGTACAGGCAGAATTAATCAAACAGAAACGACCCGGAGGACTTCTTACCCGCTAATGGCTACCTTCCCTTCAATCAACCCAAGCTATGGGGCTAGCAAAAAAAGCAGCCCCAGGGTTCGCAATGTCCAATTTGGCGATGGGCTATCTCAACGTTTGAGGTACGGGCTTAACCAAGACGCCAAGGTGTGGAGTTTAAAGTTTGAGGTTTCAGAAGCTGACGCTGACACAATTGAGACGTTTTTAGAAGCTCGCCAAGGCGCGGAGAATTTTGATTGGTCACCGCCTGATGAAACTACCACCTACAAATGGATTTGCCAGGAATGGTCTAAATCCATACCATACCTAAACAGAGCAACTATTACAGCGACATTTCAGCAGGTGTTTGAAGTATGAGCGAGCTTTTTGAAAATCTGCTGACTTCTAGTCCGTTTGCGATCATTGAGCTGTTTCAACTTGAATTAGATGACGCTATACACGGCAGCGACCAAATTCACTATTTCTTTAGCGGAGTAAACCAAAAGACAACTACAGGCCAAATAGTTTTCGCTGGCGAGACTTATGTTGCGCTCCCTGTTGAGGCAGACGGGTTTGAATTTAAAGGCGATGGAACGTTACCCCGCCCCACGCTAAGAATCGCCAACACCAATAGTTTTGTCACGGCGGTGCTGTTGTCGGTAAACCAAACAACCCCCGGCAATGACTTGACTGGCGCAAAGTTTACGCGAATTAGAACTTTAAGTCGTTTCCTGGATGCGGCAAACTTTGACAACAACACCAACCCCTATGGAACGCCTGATCCAACGGCTACGGGAGAAATGCCAAGGGAGGTATATTACGTCGACCGCAAAGTCAGCGAAAACCGAGATTTAGTTGAGTTTGAGCTGGCTTCTGTATTTGACTTAGAAGGCGTAACTGCTCCTCGACGAATTGCCTTAGACAACATTTGCCAATGGACATATCGCGGACCAGAGTGTGGGTACACAGGCCCTGAGTTTACGGAAAATGATGTTTCTGAGGTTACTACGGCTGCTCCCAATCTTGCATTTTCTACAGGAGATAACCAACTAACAGCGGGCAATGAGTTAATTGAAGGGCAAGAATTAGTGTCTTCTAACGGCTGGTACAGGCTGGTCGTGCAGGGAGACGGCAATTTAGTTATTTACGACAAAGCCGGAACAGCGGTTTGGGATCATGGGCAAGGCGTTAGAAATCCACAAGGCACGGGAAGGTACAAGCTTGTAATGCAGGCGGACGGCAATTTAGTTATGTATGATCGCGATACTAATGAAGTTATCTGGACAGGGGAAGATACAAATCTAAGAGGTGCAGTTTCAGAGGTTACTTTCGTAGCGTTTTACCCATCTAGCCCTGCTATTGGAAGGCGTGGGGCGTTTGGTCATGAGGTTAACGGCGGAGAACCCGCCAGCATCAACTCAACTTCAACGGTTCAAAAAACTTACACGCTGGGCACAAGAACTTTAACGGTTAGCTTTGCTTTTACTGCTGCAACGGTGCCTGACGGTCATTACAGCGGTAAAACTTTCAACTGGTATTTGCCTACGGTAACTGTTGTTAGTTCTACCGGTTTATTTAGCCGCGATGAAACTGTAAATCTTGTCGAAAACGTCAGCAGCGGCAACCCTTATAAGGACACGCCCGAAGGAACGTTAACTACAGTTGGTCTTTCCGTGCGGATTAGCAATACAACCGGTTTTACTAATAACATTGGTCAGTTAGGCAACGCGGGTAAACTTAAAGTGTATGTCACCGACGTTGGAAACATTAGTATTGATATGAATAACGTTTACATTGCTGCTGAACCTACGATTACCGTAACAACTAATCTTCCTCCTGAAGACACTTGCGGGAAACGGCTTAGTAGCTGTCAGCGACGATTTGGTTCAGATTCAGATGGTTTACCGTTTGGGTCATTCCCGTCCCTTGGTCGAGACATCGGATGACGCAGTGGAAAGCTGATGCACTAACTCATGCACTGCAAGAGTCGCCTCGTGAAGCTTGTGGTCTTGTGGTCATAGTCAAAGGTCGCGAGCGGTACTGGCCTTGCAAAAACTTGTCTCAGGATGGCGATTACTTTGTGCTGTCTCCTGAAGACTATGCCGACGCTGAAGAGGCTGGTGAGGTTACGGCTGTATTTCATAGCCATCCAAAGTCATTAGCAATAGCTAGTAATGCAGATCGAATGGGCTGCGAGAAGTCTGATTTGCGCTGGTATATCTGCAACCCAGGCTCTGGAACGTGGTGCACTATTGACCCAAACGGCTACAAGGCCCCTTTGATTGGGCGTGAGTGGGTCTGGGGCGTATCTGACTGCTGGACGTTGGTACGGGATTGGTACCAGCAAGAGCAGGGCATTGAGTTGCGCGACTGGAAGCGACCTAAAACTAATTTGGCGTTTGACGCCGACCCGATGTTTGAGCGCTGCTTTGAGGAAACGGGTTTTTACGACGCAGAAACCAATCAACCCCAGGTTGGGGATCTGGTGTTTATGCGTTTAGGCGATTCGCCTGGCTTAAATCATGTTGGTGTGTATGTAGGCGAGCAGCGGCTTCTGCACCACGTAAGAGGCCGTTTGTCTAGCCGAGACATCTGGGGCGGCTATTATCAGAAGAACACCGGTCGCATCGTTCGTTACCGAGGAGGTCAGTGAGATGATGCGTGTGATCAAGGTTTACGGAAAGCTGGCAAAGCACCTTGGTCAACGCAGTTTCAAAGCCGTGGCGCGTACTCCTGCTGAAGCTATCAAATTTTTGTTAGCTAACTTCCCAGACCTGCGCCCTGTACTAAGTGAGGGCGAGTATATGGTTTCTGTCGGAAAGCACCAACTGCCTATAGGCCAACATCCAGAATTTATCGGTTACCCAGTAGCAGGAGCAGAGCCAATTCGTATTGCTCCTGTCATTAGTGGTGCTGGTGGAAATACAGGAACAATACTTGCAGGGGTAGCTTTAATCGGCGCATCGTTTTTATTTCCAGGAGCAGGGATGTTTGGCGCGGGCTCTGGCATTTTTGGAACTTTTACGGGGTCTGCATTAACTACAATGACGGGCATTGGAACAGCATTAAGCGCTATTGGGGCGGGGCTGGTTCTTACAGGCATTGCGAACATTATTTCTCCAGTGCCTAAAACTAATGTAGACATGGATTCAGATCCGCGAGAAAATTTTAATTTTAGTGGTGTGCAAAACGTATCACGCTCTGGAGTTGTAGTTCCCGTAATCTATGGCGAAGTTGTTACGGGCAGTATTACGATTTCA